AGAGAGACTGGTGAGATTATAACCACCACATCATCATCCACTCGTAGAGTTCTTACTGAACAATTAAACGATATGAAAACCCAACGTGATGGTGTATCAATTAAAATGGAAGCATTAACAGATTCAATCACTAAATTGGATTTGCAGATTTTAGATTTAGAATCAAACAATGAGATTGCAGCAGAGGTAGGGCCTCTGAGATATATGGCTGAGATTACAGGTAAATCAATGGGGGTGATTGTAAACTGGTTTACACTACTAATTGTATTTGTATTTGACCCACTTGCAATCTCAATGGTAATCGCATTAAATAAACTTTTAAATAAGGATGAATATGGAAATAGTAATAGTACTAACACTCAGTTGTTTAGGGATACTAGGATTGTGGAAGTACCCATCAATGATGAGAAGGATGGGGAATCAATATCAGTACCTAAACCAGAAGTGGGAGAAAAAAGAAAAGAAACTCCAAAAGAAAAAGTGGAAAACCACAAAGAAGAAGTCGAAGAAGTAAAATTCATACCTACTGATAAAGATGCCATAAACATATATGGCGAACCTACAAAAAAGAAATACAATGATTCGGTTGCATCGGCAGAAGGTAGAAAATAAATTTGGATAATTCAAATTTTATTCGTATATTTGTATAAACAAACTTTAAAAAAAGGCTTTAAAAAATTATGAGTGATTTGTATAACGAAGGTAGAACCACTACAACTGGTGGTAATATTGAGGCAAGATACGAAACTACTCCATCTGAAAAAGAGAAGTGGTTTCAAGAGTTTAGAGAGTTCGATTATGGATTAGATATCAGAGATAATGTTATTTTAGTTCAAGACGAAATCATTCAAGGTTTAACATTTGATGTTATATCTAAAGTAAGATTACTTAGAAAAATAAACTCAGATTTAAAATCAATAACAATTCTTCTTAACTCACCAGGTGGTGATGTTGTTGAAACTTTAGGATTAATAGATTACATTCGGTCATTAGATACCAACGAAGGCATCAAAACCAACATTGTATGTAGAGGTTCAGCAATGAGTGCAGCAGCGTTATTACTCGCAGCAGGTACTGGTGTTAGAGCATCATCTAAACATTCTAAGATTATGGTTCACCAACTATCATCATTCGCAGCAGGTAAACTTTCAGATTTAAAATCAAACGCAAAGTTTGCAGAACAATTGGAAGATGATTGTAATACAATTATGGAAGAGTGTACAAAGAAGGATAAGAAGTGGTGGGAAGAGAATCAACAAAACGATTACTTCTTATCAGCAAACGATGCATTAGAATTAGGTATAATCGATAAAATAATTTAAGATATGGAATTTAGTTACAAACCTTTAGGGGATAGAGTTGTCGTAAAAATTGTAAAACGACACGATGAAAAAACAGCAGGTGGTTTATACAAACCATCTGGTTCAGATACCACAATGTTGGGTGAAGTTATCGCAGTTGGTAATGGGTTATTCACTCAGACGGGAGATTCAATCCCAATGACCGTTAAGGTGGGTGATTTAGTCCTTTTAGAAGGGACTGGATTCAAACATCGTAATGGTAAAGATACTTATAACATTTATAGAGAAAGTGAGTTGTTATCTGTATTGGAAGAAAAATAAATAAAAATTAAAAGTTATGATACACATTTTAGATGAAAATCAAATAGCAGAAAACTACGAAAAGTTTCGTAAGTTAATTAACCAAACGTTTACAGGTGAGAGATTAGAAGCTCTTAACAAAATGTATGACCATCTTGAAGATAGAATTATCCTTACTCCTGCATCATCAACCGAACATTTCCACAACGCATTTGCTGGTGGATATGTTGACCACGTATTGAGAGTTACGAGAAATGCAGTTAAGGTATTCGATTTACATACTGAGTTAGGAATCGGTGATGGTGGATACGATAAGGAAACTGTAATCTTTACAGCACTCCATCACGACTTAGGTAAAGTTGGTAACGCTGATGAGAGTTGGTACATCCCAAATGATTCACAATGGCATGTTGAGAATCAAGGAAAGATTTACAAAACTAATCCATCAATGCATTGGATGAATTTGAATGATAGAACATTTTGGATGTTGAATCATTTTGGAATCAAAATATCAGAGGTAGAATACTTAGGTATCAAACTTACTGATGGATTGTATGATGATGCTAACAAAGAATATTATATCGCATACAATAAAGATAACTCATTAAAGACTGGATTACCATTTGTAATGCACCAAGCTGATATTATGGCTGCTAGATTCGAAAACGAAAGATGGATGAAGATGAAGCAAGGTGAGCTCACTACGAAGAACGTAGGTGGTAGACCAACTAAGAAACAAAAATTAGAAAACGTAACTATGCCGGAGAAGATTGATTTTAAATCTATCTTTGGTGAAGTAGAGGAAGCATAATTATGGAATTATTATTCATAGTAATATTATCAGTTTCAACCTTACTATTAGGATACACAACATACAATCTCCTTCGTAAAAACGAAGCATTAGAAGATGAGGTGGAGTTCGCAGACACGTATTTAGAGTCTGCATATACATCTATGAAAAATGCATATGGTAGAATGAAGAAGGTAGATAGGTTAGGTTCTTTTGAGGCTGATGATGAGAGTGGGTATATCTTTGAAGAGATTAAATCCGCATTGGAACAATTAAACGAAACATATAACTTAGATGCCGAGGAAGAGAAAGAATAAAAGGTATTTCACAAAGATTACTGAGATTGCTATTAACGCATATAATGGATGTGATGACCAGAAACTAAAAAATAAAATCTATAACAGATTTATTCACTATCCATTTGATAAAATGGCAGAGAATGTAATTCATACATACAAAACCTATTATTTCGATGTACCATATGAGGATGTTAAGGCAAATGTAGTTGCGTTTCTCAATGAAAAGATTCATAAGTTTAATGGTGATAATGGTAGAGCATTTTCATATTTTACAGTAGTAGCAAGAAACTATTTGTTCAATGAAAACAATGCCAACTATGCACGAATGAAATCTAGAGATGATTTAACCAAAGTTGATTCATCTCGTAATATTGTTAATGAGGTGGTTAGTCAACAAATGCAAGAATCTAAATCAGATTTTATAGACCACTACACTCAATATATTGATTATCATTTGGATGATTTATTTGTAAAAGATAGAGATAAGGCAATAGCAGATTCTATAAATGAGTTATTTAAAAACAGAAACGATTTATATTCGTACAATAAGAAAGCACTTTATATACTTATTAGAGAGAGAACTGGAGTTCATACTCAGTATATCACAAAGGTAGTTGGTAAATTAAAACTTATTTATGCAGAACTTTATACTGAGTACAACAAAACAGGTCATATTACAGTGATGTATAAATTAAAGGATAGTAATGGATAAGGATACTGAATTATTTAAAGGTAAAACATTTTCAGATATCATGTCGGATATCTATAATAATTCTAAAAAGAAAGATAGACAGTTAAAACTTCTAATCGCTCAATTAGAACCATTGGTTAAAAATATAAACGATGCAACGGTTGTAGTTCCATTGATTAAGGAGTATATGGAAGTATCTGTTAAGAACGATGAACAAATTGTAAAACTTGCAGCAATCGTTCAAAGAATGATGAAAGACGCTAACTCAGATGAAATGGGTGGTGGTTTAGGATTATCTGAAGAAGAGAAAAAACAACTTTTAGAAAATGCAAAGGCAATTGATGCTAAAATAGATTCTCTTCAAAACGAAGGAGATGAATAATGGCAGCATCGGGTACACTCATAACAAGTGGAACGGTTACATCAATAACACTTACTGACAACAACCCAAATGCCGTTCTTAGTATAGCAGTAAGAACACAAGGTGTGGGTAGTAGTTTAACCGCATATCCACTGGATGCAAACATTAAAAGAGTACCATTAATTGGTGAACAGGTTGTTGTAATTAAAGGAACATCTCCTGGTAAATCTCCTGGTAAACAGGCAACTCGTTCTTATTATCTAAATCCAACTGCAGTACAATTGAACGTTCATAATAACGCACTACTCAACGCAGATAGTGTGGGTTTCTCAGGTGGTGGGATTGGAGTTCCAACTGGATTTGAAGAAAGAGATGATGTTGGTTCATTACAACCATTCTTAGGCGATGTTCTAATAGAGGGTAGGTTCGGACATTCATTAAGATTTGGATACACCCCATTGTTATCAATAACATCTAAAAGACCAAGTTGGAATGCGCCAGGTAAGGTGTCCGAGCCAATCACTATATTATCTAATGGTAGAAAATCTGGTGGTAGTTTCAATAAATTTATTATAGAAGATATTAACGATGATTTATCATCGATATGGTTAACATCCAAACAACAACTAAAATTAAAACCATCTCAGAAAAAAATAGGCGATGGTGTTAAAAATCCAAACCTATGGAAAGACCCATCAATTGTATTAAATTCAGATAGGTTATTTTTAAATGCAAGAGATGAGCGAGTAATCATATCTGGTAAGAAAGATATTGTAAACGCAACTCCTAAATGGGCGATGGAGATGGATAAATTTTTCACCCTTATGGAAGATTTGGTAAGTGAGTTGGTAGATTTAACTTCGGCTAAAGCAACATATGCAACTGGTGTAGGCCCAACTGGCCCTGCTACAAATGCTGCTAAAGTTCAAAAGATTTTCGATGAACTAAAAAAGATGAAACAATAAAATGCCTGCAATCTGGCCAACATTCCAATCCAGCGTAGCTCCTTACTTAGATGATGTTAAGACGGAGAAAACTTTTAAGCAAACTGCTAAGAAGATTGCTGATGAGTATCACAAAGCTGTTGCTACTGCCAACATAATATTAATACCTGGAAACATACCAATGAAACGACCATCTTCAAAGGGTATTGAAGATGCTATAGCCGATGCGTTGGAGAAGATTTACAAATCGGAAAAAAAACCAATACCATCGCAGTTTACACCTTGGGCTAACGAATTGGTTAAGTATTGGAATAAGGTTGAGTTCAGCCCAGTACCACCTCCTGTAACACCACCACTCATACCAAATCCAACATTGGCGGCTACTCCAAACAAAATTAACAAAGTTTTAAATGGGGGTGTAGCCGCAACAATTCAATCAGGATTATTTGCAGCTTGGAACAATCCACCTGTAAGTACACCTATGGGTAATATTATATGTGGAAAGATGATTACAACATTCACAGCACACTTAGCTAGTATTAGTGGAAAGTATGATGGGGCATTACCCCCACCATCACCACCAACACCCACACCATTTCCTTGGGTTGGCGTAGTATAAAACAAAACAATTTGATATTTATATAAAAGTATATTATTATGAAGGCAAAAGAATTAGCACAATTATTAGAAGTAATCGTTAGAAAAGTGGTAAGGGAAGAACTTAAACCAATCTTAAAAGAGGTTAAACAAAGTTCTAAACCAGTTATTAGAGAGCGTGTAGTAGATAATAGTAAGATAACTAAAGACCCATTAGATATTTCAGGTCTATTAGAAACTAAAAAACCTAAAACACAAAAGTTCTCAGAAAACCCATTACTAAATGATATGTTAAATGAAACCGCACAGAGTGGTGAATGGAAAAGTATGGATTCTACATTTACATCACAACAGGCACAAGGATTCAATAGAGCACAAATGGCTGAGATGTTAGGTTATGGTGATGGTGTAGCAACCACAACAAATATGACACCAACCTTAGACCCGGATGGTAAACCTATGAATGTTAATATTGAGGGCACTGCAGTTGGTGATGCTTTAACAAGAGATTATTCTTCATTGATGAAAACCATCAATGCTAAGAAGGGGAAATAATAAATGGCTAAACAACGTAAAGAATATTCGTATCAAACTTTAGATTTACAACCTGATGTAGCGATTGGGGTAATGCTACCTTTTGGTAAACCAAAGGGTTTGTTTCAGTTAAGTTATACAACCGAACAACAGGCCGTATCTAATCTAAAAAGTTTACTATTAACTCGAAAAGGTGAACGAGTGTTTCAACCTAACTTTGGTTCTGATGTTTATTCTTTAATGTTTGAAAACATTAATAGTGATTTATCATCAACACTAGATGAATCTTTACGAGAAGATATAGAATATTGGTTACCTTACATAATTATTGATGATATAGCTATTGAAGTTATAGAAGATAGAAATTATGTTAGGATAGAACTATCTTTTAGAGTTACCGAACAAGGTGCTAACCAACAAATAATTCTATTTATAGATAATGCGGGAACTACCACAATA